GCGAATCGGGGGCATTTACTAGCGCCTCGTTAATCGCTGCGTCGTCTTTGGTTTTGATTGCCCTGCGAAGGGAATCGAACCAGCTTTTTTTCGTTGGTGTTGCCATAGCGTCTCCGATAGCGCAACGTGATCCGGCGCGTCCGTTAGGGACGCCAGCCAGGTGATTACCGGTAATGTCGTATTGAACGGCTTTACCCGGTGAAATTTGTTTATATTCGGCGTCATAACCGCAACTGACTTCATCGTTTCCGTCATCAATCGCCTGTATGGCGGCCGGAGCTTTAACGACAAGGTCGGCCAGCATGAGATCGGACTGATCACCGGTTCCTCGCCTAACGTTCTGAATGTGCCCACATGCCAGTTCGCGCCAGTTCTCAGGTGTGACAAAAACAATTTCTCCCTGGTCATCTATTGGATGCAAAAGGGTGTAAGTCATACCCTCAAAACTGGCTAATGTCTTTTCGCTGAAAACTTCCTCAGGCGTACGCTCTACAACGATTTCGCCGTGTTCATCAGGGATGAGGTCAGGCAGTTCGTCAGCGCCGTAAAGCTGAAGACCTGTGCGGGCAATGGGCACGTCTTTGCACAATAGCGAACCATCCGCCAGTATGAATCGGGTCTTGCCCAAGCGGCTTTGATAGAAATATTTCATTGTTCACCTGCCAAATCGCGGGCACAAAAAAGGCCGCCTGAGCGACCGGTACGTAATGGGATAATTGTCTCGATTTACGGACTTTTTAACATAATGGCTCTTTCATGTACCAGCCGATCGGCTCTCGTTAAAAAATCGCGGCTAACCGGGTAAAAACCGGCATTAACTACCGGAAAGCCGATGGTTTTATCAAATAACATATTTATAACAAATGACGGGTATTGGCGTTGAGGTTGAAAACACGCCGAGACGCCTATTTAAGGTAATTTCGAGTTTCGGGTATCACGACTTCGCAATAACACCGGCAGTTCGGCAATGCGCCGGCGTGACCGGTCATCCCGTCCAGTGTCGGCGGATTTTCCCACCTGACAAATTTGCCATTCATCTTTTGATGCGATGGCCGGACATCCCCATCATCAGCCGTTCGCCAGACGTAACCTTCTGAGCCGATGGAAGTCGCACGGGCCCGCGTTAGTGCCTGCGTAGCCCGACCTATCTCGGTACGGGCAATCAACGTAGCCCTGCTCTTAGCGACATCACCGGACGCGGCTATTTCTTCCGCAAGCGCGCCCGGGCGCTGGCCGGTGACCATGGCCTCAATAGCTTTGTTGTGGATGTCGTAAATGCGGTCTGCGGCCTCAATGGGCAGCGATTTGATGTAGTTGACCTGTTCCTCAACCATCGACCGGAGGACTTGGCCGACAGGGGCGTTTTTGACCATGTTTCGCAATTCGAGGCTGATCGCTTCGCTTTGCTGATACCAGATTTGCTCGTTGTGCCGGTTGACGCCTGTGACGAATTTTTCAGCCACCTTGTGCGCCCAACCATCAATAACGTCACCGTACGTGTCCAGGGCGTCCATGATTTCCGTTACGCTATCATTTGAACCATCGTAACGACCATTTACGATGTCGCCCACCGCCCGCGCTATCTGCCGTAGACTGGTTCGGTATTGGGTCTCGACCTGTTTCGGGATCTGCTGGGTTGTTAGCGGGGAGGCGCGGCGGCGGTTCGGTTTCGGCATTATTAATATCCTCGTCAGTGATAGACGCGCCAATGCCCGTCACGTCAGATAGTTCTCGGAAATCAGTCATTGCGGCTTTTTGGGTCAAAATCCCGCTTTGCATGGCTGTGGTTATAGCATTCGTGGTGTTGAGAGCTACTGTAGAGCGGTCGAGATCAGACATTTGCCAGAGTGGGTTAAACTCAAAGGCGAAATCACTTGGTAATGGCGTGCCAAATTTCGAACGCCAACCAATGTCAAAAATGGTGCGTACTGGGAGTTTTAGTTTTTGCTGTTGCTGACTGCCGATGGAATCATAGTGGTTGGCCAAGTCAGTATCGCCGGTTGAGAAACCCTTCGGTGACTGTCCATAAAATCGAACCAGGGGCACCGAAACCGCACCGCTGATTTCTTCCTTGAATTCGCTGAGCAAATCTGGCAGCCCAGCAAACGAATACGCGTGCGTTTCAAAACGGTCTTCTGTATCAGTGAGCGTCATACCCTCGTTGCTTTGAAACAGACGGACCATATCCAGTTCTTTAATCAGCGCGGACAGCGCAGGGCCGCCCATCGCAATGAGCTTTCGCAGCCCTTTTATCGCCATCGTCCGCAAATGGGCTTTGTACGCCAGTTGTGCCGATCCTTCGACAATGCTGTCATAGGCTGTCAGCCGGTCAAAAATGCGCTCAACGATGGACATGCCCCACTCGTTTTCAGTCATGGCCTGCTGATAGGGAAGCTTCACGCCGTCAAACCGAATCAGGCGGCTATGATGAATGCGCCAGGCGGGGATGCCGGTAGCGGTGGTCACCACGTTGTAAAATTCAGGTTTGCCCAGGTTGGGGCCGATTTCCTTTATGCGTCGCGTCAAGTCCGGGTTAATCATCCAGCGGTCGAGCGACAACAGCCCTTTGAAACTGCCAGGGCCGATTTTGTCCATGTTCAGCGGAATGAATGGCGCCTGCCCTTCTATCAGGATCATGCAGACCGCGCCGCCATACAGGCGCGACCATTTCAGCGTGGCATTTAGCGTATCCCAGATAGCCAGCTCTTCGAACATCGATTCTATTACGCCGCGCTTGTCTGCGTCGACTTCTGACGTGATCCTGACGCCCTTACGCGTCATGTCGTCGGCAACAACGTCTACCGCTTTGCCGATGATCCACGATGAGCGATAGGCCCACTCAATCAACAGCCGATTGCGGCTGGTATAATTGGCCCGATAGGTTGATGCCGCGTGCTGATTGTTTTGCTGCATGCCCACGCGGGCCATAAAATTGTCATACGAGTCAGTGGTAGCGATTCGCTTACTTTTTGTCATTACTGACTCCCGAGTAGTTTCCAGATGTCCATAGAGAGGTCCATCGGCGCATAGCTGATCATGGCGGCGTCGGCCAGATTTGGGGATTTAGTCCCGTCCGGTTGTTTGTCAACCAGGACTTTCCCAACGCCGTTTAATGAATAGGTGGGCTGCGATAATTCAATAAGGAGCTTGTCCTTATTTTTCATCGAACCTGAAATAGAAATGATTTCATCCGGGTTGTAGGCCATACCCTGGATGGCGCGAAAGGTGTTGCGAAATAACTTTCGTAAATGCCACCACCCTTGTGCTTTTGCATTTGCGAAAAAGTCTTTATTCAGCCTGGCGGCTTTAGTGTTATCACCAGGCACCGCCTCTTCGTCCGGCTCGAATACACCACCGCTGCCACGGAATGGTGTGGCCGTGATCTGGGATAAACGTTCTGCTTGCCTAAGCTCATTAATGACTCGCGCATCACCGCGTACACCAGCGCCTAAACCGTCTTCGTCAAATCGAAACTCCTCTAGGCCGTACTCGTCGCAAAAACCAAAGACCTTCACTACCGACGCGTAAATATCGCTGCCGACGCCCGACCATTCGTCCACAGTTTCCAGCAGAAAACCATGACGCACGGAAAAGGCGTTTTTGTCTTTGCCTTCGTCAGCAACGTCCATGGCCCCCAAGCGTTGCCCGGTTGGCTCAATACCCAATTTGATATGAGCGTCTACCGCGGCCTGTACCCATTCGGACGGGATCAGTACACCCTCGGCGGACGCTGCATAATTCAGGTCAAGTTCCTGCGCAACGATGACCGGGTTATCTATTTTCGCGACTTCCTTGTCATACCATGCCTGGTCCTTTCGCGGGTCACTGCGCCAGTGGAAGGTAAACACCGGGATTTTCCCGCTATGGCGTTTTTGGGCGAATGGGTTGCTCATACCATTAACCGACGAGAGGTCGATACGGCAGCGGGTGGTTTGCGACAGCGCAGCGTCAACCAGGAGCGGATGCAGTAAAAACGCCGATTCATCGACAAAATATTTTGAGGTACGGTCACCGCGCCCGATATTATCGCCGGCCTCCCCGGTTATGACTGAGCCGGAATCTGGAAACTCAATGCGCATATAGGCCGCGTGTTTTTTTTCGGCCCAGCTCCCCCGAAAATCCCGCGGCAACATTTCGATGAATTTTCGGGCCTTCCAGAAAAGCGCCTTAGGGTTGCCGATGCTGTCAACGTACTCTTCTTTGCGCGAACCAAAGCCAATGACCATTTCTTTATTGAACAGGCATAACGTGCAAGCCAGCCCGATTGAGGTCCAGCTCAGGCCCATTTCGCGGCTTTTTTCCGTGATGCCGTTTTCCATCCGTTCCCCGCGCTCCATGATCCACTGCACCCACTCTTCCTGTTTTGGAAACAACAGAAACGGAATGGTCACAGGCAGACCGTAATCGATGTTGCGCGGGTCGGTGGTCATACCCCAGTCAATGATAAATTGCGCTGGATTATCACGGTAATATTGACGCAACGCTGGTAACGTTTCGGGACGCTGGCGAATACGCTGTAGCCGTTCCATGCGCCATTCGTAGACCGGCGTGTAATCGGGATGTTTGAAGTCAAACGGGAATGGAATAGGCATATTTATAATAGTTGCTAAATTGTTAAAAAACGGCCTGATTTAACATAATGACCATTCCCCGCACCACCGCGACATGACTCATTCACCAATCGGTGTGAGCGGGTTATTTATCATTGTTTATCATGGGAATTGGTTAAAAAGTGACTGCATAAATCGTGCATAAATCCGGGCGTTTTTGCATAGCCACTTTCCAGGGCGAAGCGGCTATTTTTGCAATTTAGCCCAATAAATCTTTGTAGAGATCTGCTGCCTGTTCCGGCGTCAAATTGGTGGTCTCTGTTTTGATAGGCGCGCCATCCTTGCCGGTCAGTTCGGTTTTCTTCGGCGCTTCCCAGCCCTGCATTTCACCCAGTTGCTTGATGGCCACCTTCGGGTCATGCATTTTCAGCTTGATGCCTTCCTTGCCGGTGGTCAGCTCAGCCACAGCGGCCATGGCGCCAGCGTCTTGCAATGCGGAATCCTTGAACGACCAAGACGCTTGATAAACCGGCTGGCCGTCTTCGTCCTCGCCAATCTGGCAATTACGGAACTCGGCAATATCGGTCAGGGATGTGCGGCCCATCTTCGAGAGTCGTTCCAGCGCTTCAATGCGGGTCATGATGGCGTCGTTGACCGGTTCGTATTGGACAGCATGCAGAAACGCTTGAACCTTACTATTTCTTACTATTTGGGCTGCTTTCGAATGGACGCCGTCACCCTTTGCTTTGCCGCCTGCTTTACGGTAAGCCTGGGCCTGATTAGCGCCTTTCAGTAAATGCGTGACGAATTTCTTTTGTAAT